GACTTGCAAGCCAGGGCCTGGGTCTTCTTGTAGCCGTACTTGGCGCGGTATTCCTCGGCGGTCAGGCCATGGGACGCGAGATGCTTCTTGGTGATGACCTTGAAGGATTTGCCGCACTCCAGGCAGACGATGGAGGCTTCCTTGATGGCCTTTTTCGGGTCCATGGCCGGAGCGGCGGCTTCTTCGCCGGCAGGCGGAATCTGTCCGCCCACAAGACCGGCGATGCCTCCTGCCACGGATTTGACCATGCTCAGGATTTCCTCTTCGGTCATCGGTCGCGATCCGGCTTGAGCCTTGACGATTTCCAGCGCGCTTTGCAGATACTCTTCCATGTGTTTCCTCTTGTGACCAGTCGTTTTGGAAAGAGGCCGTATACCTACTCGGCAGGTAGGAATCAAGAATTTTTGCACGACTTTTCCGGTTGCGTCCAGTCGTTTATATACGCCGCGTGAGAATGCGCAAATGAAATACAGGTCATAAACCGGCGTTGCCCGCAGGAGAGCCGAGCCGGCAAGTCTTTCAGAGGGAAGGCGTGCGGTGGTACTGCGTCTTTTCGCAACAACACGCCCGGTATTGCGCTTCCGTTGCCGATTTCACGCAAGTGCTTTTCCCCAGTCCTTTTTTCGAAGCGCGTCTTGCCAGCGCATGGAAGCGGTGTCATAAGTGAACAGTATGCCATTCGTCGCGGCGAGCGCTGTACAGACTTCCAGTCCCACCCTTCACGTTGGCGGCACGCAATGACCGACGACAGCACGCCCCTCCCCTCCGCCGCGGCGGCCTCTCCCGAAAGCCGGATTGCGGCGCTCGAGGCGCGCCTAGCCGCCGTGCAGCTGGAAAAAGCGCGTTGCGCGCTTTTTTTCGAACGCTCGGTCATGGGCATCCTGCTCGGCGACCCCAGCGGCAATATCCGCGACGCCAATCCGCGCGCGGCGGAGATGCTCGGCTACGATATCGCTGCGTTGCGGCGCATGAATATCCGTGAACTGATCCATCCCGAAGACCAGGAAGCGGTGTCCGTGAACGTCGGCATAGAAGCCGCCAGGGCCGGAAAAGCATTCAAGGTGGAGCGGCGTTACCGTTGCAAGGACGGGACGTGGCTTGCGTTGCAAGTGGATTTCAGCGCCCTGGACGAGCGGGGAGAACTCTTCCAGGTCATGCTCCAGGACATCGGCCGCCGCAAGGCCGCCGAAGAGGCCAAGGACGCGGCCCTGGCCCAGGCCCGGGCGGCAAGCGAGGCCAAAAGCGCTTTCCTCGCCAACATGAGCCATGAGATCCGCACGCCCTTGAACGGCGTCATGGGCATGCTGCAGCTCCTCAAGGCCACGCCGCTTTCGCGCGAGCAGGGCGATTATCTGGCCATGGCCCTGGAAGCCTCCGGGGCGCTGTTGCGCATCCTTTCGGATATCTTGGACTTCACCCAGATGGATGGCGGCGCCCTGGGGTTTTGCGAGAAGCGTTTTTCCCTCCCGGAAATCCTCGACCCGATCCTGGCCGCCTTCGCCCATGAGGCATCGGCCAAGGGCCTGGAACTGCGCCTGGAGACGGATCCCGCCACGCCGCGGCAACTCCTCGGCGACGCGGGCCGGGTGCGCCAGATCCTGTGCTGCCTCGTGGGCAACGCCGTCAAATACACCGACGCCGGGCGCATCGTCCTGGCCGTGCGGCCCCTGGAGGGCGCGGCGGGCGAAGGTCGCGTCATGCTGGAATTCCGCGTCACGGACACCGGCCGGGGCATTCCCGCGGCGCTGCGCGAGAAGGTGTTCGAACCGTTTTTCCAGGCCGACGCCACGTTGACGCGCCGGCACGGCGGCGCGGGCATGGGACTGGCCCTGGCCAAGGGACTGGTCGGGCTCATGGGCGGGGAGATCGTGCTGGAAGAGGCCGACGGCGGCGGGCTTGCGGCGGTGATGCGGCTGCCGTTCGCCAGGTTCGCGGCCGACGTCGTGCCTCTCGTCCGCGACGTCATGAAAGCCGCGCCCGTGGCGCAGGAAGCGACCGCCTTGGCCGGCCGCCGCATCCTCGTGGTGGATGACGAGGCCGTCAACCGCCTGACGCTTCGGGCCATCCTGGAGCGGCTGGGCTGCGTCGCCGTTCTGGCGGAAAACGGCCGCCAGGCCCTTGCCCGGCTGGCTGCGGAGGATTTCGACGCCGTGCTGCTCGACGTGCGCTTGCCGGATCACGACGGGTACAGCATGGCCAGGGCCATCCGCAGCGGCGAGGCCGCGGTGCGCGACCCGCGCGTGCCGCTCGTGGCCGCCACGGCCCATTTCGGACCCGACGCCAGGCGGGACGCGCTTCATGCCGGCATGGACGCCTATCTGTCCAAGCCCGTGGAATTCGACGCCCTGGTCCGCGTGCTCAGCGAGGTGCTCGCGGCCAGGCGGTAG